GGTATCATCCGGGCGAATGTGAGCGCAAATGGGACACGTTTACGGGTACAGGCATCACCGCCGGGACGCTCGTCAAAATGGCGCTGGATAACGGCTACAAGCCCGCAAAAGCAGACCATGAGCTCGATTGGAACGACACGATCGACCGTCATGATGAATTTGTTGTGGTGGACAAGAACTGGATTGAAGCGCAGGACATTCACGAGCCGGAAAAGTGGAAGCCTGCCGCCGAGCTGATACGGTATCTCGAAACGTTGTTTGACAGCACGGACACGGTGGGCTATGTCACCGAGAGCTGGGAGAAAGACGGCAAGTACATGCCGAAAAGCGGCAGCTACACGCAAACGGCAGGCGAATTATGCAGCGCGCTGTATAAATGCGGCGACGACCTCGGTGCGGTGCTTGGCGACTATAACCCCGCCGTCGGTGCGTGGATCCGCTTCAATCCCTTAGACGGCAAGGGTGTGAAAAACGAGAATATCACGGAATACCGCTATGCGCTTGTTGAATCCGACAGCATGGACATTGCGAGCCAGAACGCTGTCATACGTGAATTGGAGCTGCCGGTCGCCTGCCTTGTGTACAGCGGCGGCAAGAGTCTGCACGCGATTGTGCGCGTTGATGCGGGCAGCTATGAGGAATACCGCGCACGCGTCGATTATCTCTACAAGGTCTGTGCAAAAAACGGACTGGACATCGATAAGCAGAACCGCAATCCTTCACGGCTTTCGCGTATGCCCGGCGTGGTGCGCGGAGAGCACAAGCAGTTTTTGGTCGATACGAACATCGGCAAAAGCTCGTTTGAAGAATGGCGCGACTGGATTGAGAGCGTCAACGACGATCTGCCGGACGAAGAAAACCTTTCAACATTCTTTGACGACCTGCCGGCGCTTGCGCCGCCGCTTATTGAAGGCGTGCTGCGGCAGGGGCATAAGATGCTCGTGGCGGGCCCCAGTAAGGCGGGCAAATCGTATTTGCTCATCGAGCTGTGCTGCTGCATCGCAGAGGGTAAGCCGTGGCTTTCGTTTTCCTGCACGGCGGGACGCGTGCTATACGTAAACCTTGAGTTAGACCGTGCGTCCTGCCTGCATCGCTTCCGCGACGTTTACACGGCGCTCGGCTTTACGCCGGAGCACATCGACCGCATCGACATCTGGAACCTGCGCGGGCGCAGCGTGCCGATGGATAAGCTCGCGCCGAAACTCATTCGCCGCGCCGCAAAAAAGAGCTACATGGCGATCGTCATTGACCCGATTTACAAGGTCATCACCGGCGACGAGAACAGCGCCGACCAGATGGCGCATTTCTGCAACCAGTTCGACAAGGTGTGCACGGAGCTCGGCTGCGCCGTGATCTACTGCCACCACCATTCAAAAGGCGGGCAGGGCGGCAAAAAGAGCATGGACCGTGCGTCCGGCTCCGGTGTGTTTGCGCGCGATCCGGATGCGCTTATCGACCTTATCGAGCTGGAGCTGACCGACGGCGTCAAGGAGCAGCAGGAGAACCGCGCGGTGTGCGCCGTGTGCCTAGACTGGCTGACGCGCTACCGCAAGGCGGACGAAGCCGGAGACGATGACCGACTGAGCGCGACGCAGATGATGGCGCTGTGCAAAAAGCACCTGCGGGAAGCGTCATACAACTTAATGCTCGACGATGTGTCAAAGGCGCGTACGGCTGCAAACGCAAAGTCCGCATGGCGTGTAGAAGGCACGCTGCGCGAGTTTCCGCGCTTTGCGCCGAAGAACTTTTGGTTCGATTATCCGATCCACCGGGCGGACGAAACGGGCATCCTGCTCGACCTGCAAGCCGAAAATGCCACGCCGAAGGGCACCGGCTGGAAGCAGAATTTCGGACGCAAGAAGACCCCGCAGGAGCGCAAAAAAGAGCGTGAAGCATCACTCGACACGGCGTTTGAAGCGGTGGGCGAGGGCGGCAAGGCGAGCGTTAAGGAGCTCTCCGAGTACCTCGGCGTGAGCGAAAAAACGGTGCGGCGTAGGTTGGAGGAAGCGAAGAAGTACTGGATTTCAGAGGGTGAAGCAGGAATAAAATAAGCGTAATTTGTTTACTTCATCTGCAAAAAACAGATAAAAACCATTCAAGTTCAATGTATTTTAATTGCAGGGACAGGGACAAAGACAACTGTCCCTCGAGTTTGACCCTGTGAGGGACAGACATTTTTTCGATTTTGTCCTTGTTTGTATATTTAAAATATAGCTTGGGCAGAGACAATTTCTCGATTTTGTCTTTGTCTCTATACAAAAAATACAGCTTGGACAGGGACAATTACTCGACTTTGTCCCTGTCCCGGACACACCTATATATACTACGTATATATATCCGTTTCACTTTCTCTCACGGTCAAGGGGTGAAGAAGTGTGGGGGTCATGAGGTTCCCCCACACGACTTCTTCCCCTACCCTTGACGAAAGCAAATTTTCTTCAAAAGCAAAAATTCAGCAGATTAACGAGGTGAAATAAATGACGTTGGAGTTTTTTGTACCGATGGTGCCGCCGACGGTGACGCATCAGGAGAAGCGCGTGAACTGGTCGGCACGAAAGTTCTACGAGGACGATAACCTGAAGGCCGCCAGACAGAAACTCGCCGCTTACATCGGCAGGCACAGACCCGAAAGCCCGATTACAGGCGGCGTACGGCTGACGACGAAGTGGTGCTTCCCAAACGGCAGACATGCGGATGGAGAGTACCGCACATCGAAGCCCGACACGGACAACCTGCAAAAGCTGCTCAAGGACGTTATGACGCAGCAGGGGTTCTGGAAAGACGACGCGCTGGTGGCGTCCGAGATTACCGAAAAGTTTTGGGCGAAGATTCCGGGCATCTACATCCGCATTGAGGAGCTGTGATGGAGCTGCGGGAAGTTAAGCGGCACATGAACCGCACGGTGCAGTACAGCGGCAGCGCTTACGAGCTGACGGCGATCATCTTCCGCAGAGACCGTAAGACCGGCAGCGACTTTTACCAGGCGAAAATAACCGACAAGAAAAACGACGGCTCCGTGCTGATCTGCGGGCTGGAGCAAATTGAAAGCGAGGGAAAGCCATGAACCTGACCTGCTGCCCAAGGGAGTGCCCACGGCGCTCGGTGAGCTGCCATAACGGGTGCCAGACGTACATGCGGTACAAGCTGATGCGGCTACTGATGAACAAGCAGCGCATGAAGGCGGTGGACGAAGTAGGCTTTCACCGCGACGTGCGGCAGGCTGTGAAAAGAAAACATGAAAGGAAGATCAGATATGACTAAAATAATCTTGGTCGTGCTCGTAATCGCGGCGACGCTCACGGAGTGCATCGTGATGCGCAAGTCACGGGAGTACGACGCAGCGGACAATATTGCCGGGCTTGAGCGATGTGTAAAAGCCATGGTGGTGCTTGGCTTTGTGGGCCTCGCCGCAGCGGTGGCGTTTGTGGCGATGTGATTTTTGAGGAGATGCGATGACAAAAGAACTTTTGGAGCAATACCCCGACATCTGCGCGGAAATCGAAGAGCTGAAAGCGAAAGACAGCGCGGCGGTCAGCGACGTGGTGCAGGCGAGCGCGGACGAGTTCCCGTTCAACCTGCACAGCGTTACCGTGCAGGGGATGCCGAACCCGAAACACGCAGAACGCATTCGGGAACTTGAAGTGCAAAAGGCGGAGATCGAAGCGTTTGTGGGCAGGCTTGCCTACCGCCCTCAGAAGCTCGCCCGATGTGTCATGAAGCACGGGACGAGGTGGAAGGTCATTATGCGTGAGATGAGCGGTTACAAGTCGCCAGAAGCGCTGCGAAAAGAATTTTCGAGAATTTTCAAAAAAATTTGAGATTTG